ACTGGTAAAGTTTATAAACGCCGCATTGATGCTGTAAAGCAAGGACAAGCTGCCTATGCATCAGGATATAATCAATATGGAAAGGGTGGAGACGTGAAGTCAGTACCAGAAGGAAATAAAGGTTTAAATAAATTACCTAAAGATGTCCGTAACAAAATGGGCTATATGAAAAAGGGTGGGATGGCATTTAAACTGTGTAAGACGTGTACTACACCTACAGCATGTACAGCCTCACAGAAATGTGCTAAAGGTGCAAATGACTATCGTTATGGCGGTATGGTATTAACGACAAAAGATAACAGGAAACAAAAATGACCCCCGAGCAAATGAATCAAATTTCAAAACTAGGCTATATGGTTATGGATAAAGGCAATGCAGTGATGTGCATGAGTACAAAAGAAATGGTACTGACTGTAGATGCTGAGGGTAAACATGTTACAGAGGTTCCTGAGATCAAAGTTATTCTAGGCATGGATAAGCCTAAGAAGAAAACAGCCCCTAAAAAGACTAAAGCTAAAGTAAAAGAAACAGAACTTGTGATGGAACGTGCTCGTGACGAGAATGGTCACTTTATTGCAGATGATCCTGAAACCGAAGTAAACGAAGCTTGGGTAGTTAAGACAGTCAAGAAAGTACTGAAAAAGAAATGACTTTATTTGTTCAGGGTAAACCTTCACGTAAACGCTCTGTGTATGGTCACAACACGGGGACCAGCACAGAGACTGTGTATACATGCCCAGACAACTGTGTAGCTGAAGTTACGTTTATTCACATCCATAACTCTCTGAACAATCCTACTATTGAAGTTGAATGGTACGTATCAGCGGATGACTACACATCTCACTTCCTTGAGGGTAAGAACTTAGGTGCATCAGAATACTTACAGTTCCCTGACATTGAGTTAGTGTTGCAGCCCGGTGACCGTATTCAGATTACACCGAGTACTGCAGCACACATTGACACTATCCTTACTGTAACAGAGACCTTTGTCCCAGTAGGGTAACGGGGTTGCATTATTGTCTATAGTATGGTATAACTAACTATGGTATAACTTCTTTGTATACTTTGATACGTAAGTATACATCCATGAAACAAGGAGTTATAAACATGAAATGGTTAATTAATTGGTTTGAAGCAGTAGCAGTAGCACAACAACGCCGTGCAGATTATTGGTTGCTTCGTAATATGTCGGATAAAGAACTAAAAGATATAGGAATATCTCGTGGCGAAATCTCCCAAAAAGTCTTCAACGGTTAATGCGGCAGGTAATTATACTAAGCCTACTATGCGCAAGCGTCTTGTTGCCTCCGTTAAAGCTGGCGGCAAAGGTGGAAAGCCCGGACAGTGGAGTGCACGTAAGGCACAAATGGTTGCAAAGCAATATAAAGCAAAAGGTGGGGGCTATAAATAATGGCCCTCTCCAAATCGCAAAAGAGTCTTAACAAATGGACAAAGCAAGATTGGAGAACCAAAAGTGGTAAACCTTCTACACAAGGCCCAAAAGCTACTGGTGAACGCTATCTCCCGGCTAAAGCAATTAAAGCTATGTCTAGTGAGGAGTATTCAGCGAGTACGGCTAAAAAAAGAAAAGATACTAAAGCAGGTAAACAATTTTCTAAGCAACCTAAAGCAGCAGCTGAAAAAGCTAAACGTTTTAGGCGCACGTAAATAAGGGCTAGTAAGGCTATGGATAATATTAAACTGCCTATTGCCCTTGTATTGGCTATGGCTGCTCAACTTGCGGGTGGTGTCTGGTGGGTATCTCAACAGGCAGCTACTATCTCTAACCTTGAGGAGACCGTAAGTCAGCTTGGCTCACGTATGGCTATTGAAGATAACGTAAACCTTAAACGTGATGTCGCAGGTAATGGTGTAGAAATACAGTACGTATGGAATGATGTAGAAGAGTTATGGGAAGAGTTAGATGCTTTAACTCGCACTATCTCAAATATTACTGCCTTACAGCAACGTGTAGCTCTTATAGAAAATGACCTCAAGTATATAAACCGTGAGCACAACTCTATTATAGGTCCGATGGAGAAATAGATTTGTTGTGTGTGTTGGCCTTTGTTTCATTCGGTCACGCATGGACTGTAGGTGGTAACACGTTGTTTCAGTATTGTTACTACGACTGTGGGTTGCCTAAAAACGGTTTGTTTTACGATAGAGTCTACAGAGTAAGTTATAACTACGTATGCCCTATAGAGGTTAAGTTCAAATGATTGATCCTTTTACCGCTATGGCAGCGGCTACTACAGCATACAATGGTATCAAGAAAGCTGTAGCTGTAGGCCGTGAGATCAGTGGTATGGCTGGTGCAGTATCACAATGGTCTAAGGCAGTAAGTGACCTAGACTTTTTGGAGGAAAAAGCTAAGAACCCTCCTATGTACAAGATGTTTAATGACAACCAAGCTACTGCATTAGACATATGGTCACAGAAACAAAAGCTCAAAGAGATGCGAGAAGAGCTTAGAGCACACATATCTTGGACGTATGGCCCTAGTGCATGGGACGAGATAGTACGAATAGAAGCACAGCAACGTAAAGAACAACGTGAACTAGTCTATAAGAAACAAGAGTTCATAGACAACTGTATTAACTGGGCTGTAGGTATTGCAGTAGCACTAGCAGGTGTAGGGGCTTTAATAATAGCAATGTACTTCTTAGGTGTAAAACAAGGCAAGTGGTAATGGCAGAAACAATATTAGATAACTGGAAAGTTCTACCCCGACTAATGATGTTGGCAGTCACTGTACTCACGTATCAAGCAGTACATTGGTTCATGTCCTTACCTGACCCTAGCGTAGCTCAATCAGGGCTTGTATCGGTCTGTATGGGCGCTCTCACAGGATGTTTCGGCATCTGGATGGGCAAAGAGTCTAAGACTACTGTAACACCCACACGTGTAGTGCACGAAGAAAGTTATAACAAATGATAGGTCAAATTATAGGTGCAGTAGGTGGACTTGCTTCGTCTTACCTTGATGGTAAGGTAGCAGTACAGAAAGCTAACGCAGAGATACGTGTCAAGCAGGCTACAGGTGAGCTTGATTGGGACATTGCTGCGATGAACAGTACTCAGAATAGTTGGAAAGATGAGTGGATTACTTTACTATTTAGTATCCCCCTTATCCTAGCATTCTGTGGTGATTGGGGTAACGGTATAGTACAGGCTGGTTTTACTGCTCTTGAAACTATGCCTACGTGGTATCAGTATTCATTAGGTGGTATTGTAAGTGCCAGCATTGGTATGAGATCAGTATCTAAATTTTTTACAGGGAAGAAATAATGTCCTTTAAATTATCTAACCGTAGCCTAGCTAAGATGGAAGGCGTAGATGAAAGCCTTGTGGCTGTAGTCAAACGTGCTATTGAGCTTACTAAGGTAGACTTCGGAGTTATTTATGGTCTACGCACAGTAGAAGAGCAAGAGAAACTTGTAGCTGCAGGTAAGTCCCAGACTATGAAGTCCAAACACTTAGAGGGACGTGCAGTAGACCTCATGGCCTATGTAGATGGTAAGGGCGTATGGGAACTGAATGTCTATGATGACCTCTGTGACGCAATGAAAGAGGCAGCACGAGAACTTGGTGTAGCAATCAAGTGGGGTGCAGCTTGGTCAGAGGGTGACATTCGTACATACGAAGGTACAGCTGAAGACGCAATGATGGCATACGTAGACTTACGTAGATCACAAGGACGTAGACCCTTTATTGATGGCCCTCATTTTGAATTAATGTAATAGGTAGCAAACTTTATACTTGCAATACCTGAAAGAAAGAGTTATTATGGCACGAGCACTAACAGAAAAACAAAAGAAACTACTTGAAGTCTTATTTGATGAGGCGGGTGGGGACATTGTTACTGCAAAAAAACTTGCAGGTTATTCCGATGCTACTTCATCTACTGAAGTTATTAACTCTCTTAAAGAAGAAATACTAGATGCCACATCTACTTATATGGCACGTAACGCACCTAAAGCTGCTATGGCTATGGTGGGTGCTTTGTATGATCCTACTGAGCTTGGTATTCGTGATAAGATGTCAGCTGCTAAAGAACTGTTAGATCGTACTGGCCTAGTTAAAACAGAAAAAATGCAAGTAGAAGCTAGGGGTGGAGTAATGTTAATGCCACCAAAGCAAACGGAAGAAGATGACTAAAACATTAAAGCAATGGAAGTTACCCCAACCGACTGACATAAAAGAAGACAATGAATGGGTTCCTATTCCCCGTATATCTAGGACCGTTCCATTTGGCTATGAGATAGACCCAGATGATCCAGATGTGCTTTTACCTATTGAGCACGAACTTGATATGCTTCAACAAGCACAAAAGTATCTTAAACAATATTCATATCGTGAAGTAGCTAATTGGCTAACACGGAATACAGGTAGAGATATATCCCATGTAGGTTTACGTAAACGGTTGGAAAATGAACGACAGCGAAAAAACAAAGCTAGAAGCCTACGCAGATGGGCAGACTATGCGAAAAAGGCAATCGCCAAAGCGGAAGAAATTGAACGTACAAGACTCGGAGCCAAAGCCCACGAAGGCGAAGACTACTACGAGGAAACGGACGCAAGCCAAGCCAAAGCCTGAACCCGCAAAGATTGTTGAAGAGGTTCCTATTGAGGAACAGCATAACATAATCTTTAAACCTAATGAGGGACCACAAACAGAGTTCCTAGCAGCGGGTGAGCGTGAAGTACTTTATGGCGGCAGTGCGGGTGGGGGTAAGAGCTACGCCATGTTGGCAGACCCTTTACGGTACATGGGACACCCAGCCTTCTCAGGATTGCTACTACGGCATACTACAGAAGAGTTACGGGAACTTATCTTTAAGTCTCAAGAGATGTATCCCAAAATCTGGCCCGGTATTAAATGGTCAGAACGCAAGATGCAGTGGACTGCGCCCTCTGGTGCTAGGTTATGGATGTCCTACCTAGATAGGGAAGATGACGTTCTCCGCTACCAAGGTCTGGCATTTAGCTGGATAGGCTTTGACGAGTTGACCCAATGGGCTTCCCCCTTTGCATGGAACTATATGCGATCTCGTCTCCGGTCCACTGCACCTGACTTGCCTATCTTTATGAGAGCAACCACTAACCCCGGCGGTAGGGGACATCACTGGGTTAAGAAAATGTTTATTGATCCAGCACCAGCAGGAAAAGCTTTTAATGCAACTGATATTGAATCTGGTGAAGACCTTAAATATCCTGCAGGACACGAGAAAGCAGGAAAGTCTCTGTTCAAACGTAGGTTTATACCTGCACGTCTTTCAGACAATCCTTATCTAAGTAAGCAAGGTGACTACGAAGCAATGCTTTTGTCATTGCCTGAACAACAGCGTAGACAATTGCTAGAGGGTGACTGGGATATTAAAGAAGGCGCAGCCTTTACAGAGTTTGATAGAAACATCCACGTCATTGAACCATTTAAAATACCAAGCAATTGGGTTAAGTTTAGAGCATGTGACTATGGGTACGGAAGTAAATCTGGGGTTGTTTGGTTTGCAGTTTCTCCTGATGAACAGTTAATTGTTTATAGAGAATTGTACGTAAGTAAAGTTCTTGCCACTGATCTAGCCGACATGGTAATGGATTTAGAAGCGGAAGATGGAAACATTAAGTACGGCGTACTTGACTCCTCTTTGTGGCATAAGCGTGGTGATACTGGTCCTAGTCTTGCTGAACAAATGATTGGTCGTGGTTGTCGTTGGAGACCATCAGATCGTTCTAAAGGTTCTCGTGTAGCAGGTAAGAACGAAGTACAC